AAATATATTATCAACAGACCCAAGGATGCAACAGATATGACAAAACTATGTGCTAGAGGCAAATCAGCTGCTAAAAGAAAATTTAAAGTTTACCCGTCTGCGTACGCAAATGCATACGCTTCAAAAATATGTGCTGGAAAAGCAAAAGACCCATCAGGAGTAAAAAGAAAAGATTGGGGACCTAAAAAAGCAAAAGTTGGAAAACTTATGACTGCGGGATCACAATCAGCAGTAGGTAGACTTGAGAAGTCTGGTTTAAAAATGCGTGGTGGTGGGATTGCAATCCAAGGAACAAATTTTAAAGGCGTATTTTAGTGAATAAGAAAGGTTCATGTTGGGAAGGGTACGTTCAAAAAGGAATGAAGAAAAAAGGGGATCGTATGGTTCCTAATTGTGTACCTGGTATGAAGTCAGGTGGGTTAACAAAATGGTTTAATGAAAAATGGGTAGATATTGGAGCAAAGAAAAAAGGTGGCAAGTATCAAGAGTGTGGAAGAAAATCTGCCAGTGGTTCAAAGCGGAAGTATCCGAAGTGCGTACCACTTGCAAAAGCCACAGCGATGACAAAGTCGCAAAAGGCCTCTGCTGTTGCCAGAAAGAGATCAGCAAGTAATGCAGGGCCAAAACCAACTAACGTGAGGACATAAAATGTGGAAATGGATAAAAAACTTATTTAAACCGAAAAGAATATCTCCAGATATTACATCGGTAAAACCTAAGGTGGACTTAACCGGTCTTACAAAAGGTGATATAAAGAAACTAAAGAAACAAGGAAAATTATAATGCCAATTAGAAAAAAAGGTGACGATACTAAAAAATACGCAAGTGGACCAATCGCAAAAGATGAAGTTCAATATAAAAAAATTTTAAAATTAAGAAAAGAAGCTAAAAAAATTATTAAAGATATTTACGGCAAGAAAAAAAAGAAAAAAGAATACAATCGTGAACCTCAATCTAGAGACAAGTTACAACCCTCAAGATCAATGATTATTGATACTACTACTAGTCTTTATGGAGATGCGGGTAAAGGTAGACCCGTTCCTAAATTTAGCCATGGCGGAGAATCTAAAGTTAGAGGAATGGGTGCTGCAATCAAAGGCGGCAAATTTAAAGGCGTTTTTTAATTGCATCCATATTTAAATTAGGTTAAACAATCCCTATGATAAAAGGGGATAGTACCGAATACGAAATTCTTGAAGAAGCTTGTAAGACACTCGATACTGATGATCTTTTTACTGCAGAAATTGGAGTTAGAGAAGGACAAGGTTCTCAAATAATATTAAAAGAATTAATTGAAAAGAAGCATTGGCATATAGGTATAGATCCCTATGGTAATTTAGATTATCAACATTATGATAATTCTGATTCCTATACAGCTGATTACACCAACACCATGAAACAACAATTAATTAAAGATTTAGATTACCCAAATTTTACCTTGTATCAATTAGGTGATGATGAATTTATGAAACGTTTTGAAGATGGAGTTCCCATCTACAGGGATAAAAAAGAATTAAAAACTAATTATGATTTAGTTCACTTTGATGGCCCTCATAAAACAATAGATGTTATTAAAGAAGCTATATTCTTTGGTGAAAGATCTAAACCAGGTACGGTGTTCGTTTTCGATGATTATCCAAAATTTGATATGGATACTGTATTAAAAATTATAGTTAACCAATATGGTTTTATGTTATTAAAACAAGGTAAAAATAAGATATCACTAAAAAGAAATTAATGGACTTAGATACAATATCTTTAATACAAAGAAGACTCAAAAAAAGAATTAATCAAATAAAAGACCAAGCGTTCTACGGAGTTGACACCATGGAGAAACTACAATATGCTAGAGGGCAAATCAGATCTTTAGAAGATCTGCAACAGGATCTTAAAGACCTGCTGTCAACAACGGAGTATGAAGATGAACAAGTCTACGGAAATACCGAAGAGGACTGACGCACTTCTTAACGCTTATAAAGCTAAAGAAGAAATTGAAACAGTCCTTGATCCAGAAGCGATCGACAAATCAACATTAGAAAGTCTACCAACACCAACTGGTTATAGAATTTTAGTATTACCATTTGCGGGCCCTAAAAAAACTAAAGGCGGTTTATGGCTTTCTGATACAACACAAGAAACAATACAAATGACTACCGTGTGTGGTCTTGTATTAAAAATGGGAGATCTTTGTTATCACGATAAAGAAAAATTTCCAAAAGGACCTTGGTGTAAACTAAATGAATGGGTTATTTTTAGTAGATACGCAGGTTCTAGATTCAAAATAGACGGAGGAGAAGTAAGAGTTTTAAATGACGATGAAGTTATTTCAACTATAAAAGATCCCAACGATATTTTGCACCATTACTAGGAGGACTAAATGGCAGACATACAAGAAAAAAATCCATCAGTAGAATTAGATACAGATGGTGTTAACGATCAAACAATAGAAGTAGAAACACCAACAGAATCAGGTTCTGAATTTGAAAAAAAAGAAGAAGTTGATTTAGGTTACACAGATGTTTCTGGCGGTAAAACTGCTAAAGAACTTTTACAAGAACCTAAAGAAGAAACCAAAGTCGCTGAACAAGAGGTAGATGTTAAAACTGAACCTGAAACAGAGGGTGAAGGTCTTCAAGATTATTCTGAAAAAGTTAAAAAAAGAATTTCTAAATTAACTTTTCAAATAAGAGAGGCTGAAAGAAGAGAGAAAGCTGCAGTTGAATACGCAAAAGGTATCAAGAATAAGTATGAGACAATTGAAAAAAAGTTTAATGAAACTGATTCAAACTATCTCAAGGAATACGGTTCTAGAGTAGATGCTGAACGAGAAAAAGTTAAAAACACATTGAAAGCTGCGTTAGAAGCTAACGATGTTGATGCAATAACAGAAGCTCAAGATTCTCTTTCAAGACTTTCAGTTGAAAAAGAAAAGGTTGCTTTAGCTCAAGCTGAAAAAGAAATAAAAGCTAAAAAAACCGAAGAAGAAAAGACAGAAGAAGTAGCATTACAACCTAGCCCTCAAATATCCACAAAAGCTCAAACTTGGGCCGAGGATAATGAATGGTTTGGCTCTGATAGAGTGTTAACCTCTGCCGCTATGGGGATCCATGAGGATCTAATACAGCAGGGAATTGACGCAGAGAGTGATGAATACTATAATCAAATCAACAAACGTATGAAGGAGTATTTCCCTCAAAAGTTTGCACAGAAAACTACAGAAGAAGTTACACCTACGAAGCAACCCGTCCAAAACGTAGGTTCAGTCAGTAGAAGATCTGGAGGACGCAAGTCTGTGAAACTCACCAAATCACAGGTAGTTATCGCTAAGAAATTAGGGGTGCCGCTAGAGGAATACGCAAAATACGTGAAGGAAGGAGCCTAATATGAATAAAGTAAAAACTTCACGCGAGTCTGAATCTAGAACTAAACTTTCTAGAAAGAAAGATTGGACTCCACCATCCAGTTTGGATGCGCCAGCTGCACCGCAAGGATATGCACACAGATGGATAAGAACTTCTACTAACGGTTTTGAAGATCCAGGTAATGTATCTAAGAAACTGAGGGAAGGTTGGGAATTCGTTAAAGCCGAAACTGTTTTAAGTGAGATCGGTGAACATGATTACCCTGTTATCCATGAAGGAAAACATGCTGGTTTAATCGGAATTGGTGGCCTTGTGTTGGCAAGGATACCGGAGGAGATATTGAAAAGTCGTGCTGAGTATTTTAGAAAAATAACTCAAGACAGAACAGACGCGGTGGATCGAGATCTTATGAAGGAGCAACACCCGGATATGCCTATCAATATTGATAGACAGTCTAGAGTTACCTTTGGTGGTAGTCGTAAAAAATAATTTTTTTGCATTACCTACTATAGATAGCTTGGATTAAATAAACTAACTAAGTTAAGGAGAACTGACAATGTCAAATCAACTGGAAAAGTTTGGTCTAAGACCATACAGAAAACTAGATGGTACACCATTAGCAGGAGCCCAAAACAGATATACTATTAAGCCGGCTTATGCCACTGCGATATACCAAGGTGACTTGGTTGTTCCTGTTTCTACAGGAAATATCGAAAGACATACTGGTAACACTAGTTATGCTTGTGTGGGCGTATTTAACGGAGTTTTTTACAACGATCCAACTACTCAAAAGCCAACGTACAAAAATTACTACCCTGGTGGAATTACACCAACTCAAGGCGATATTACTGCCTTTGTTGTTGACGATCCAGACGCAGTATTTTTAATGGACGCAGACGCGGCTTTCACGAGAGCGGATTTGTTTAGAAACTACTCTGTTACTACTGCAGGTGGAGTAACACAAACAGGAATATCAAGCGTACAATTAGATGTAAGTGCCTCAGGTACTGCATCTACTTTTGCTGTACAAGCAATTGATATAACACAGGATCCTGAAAATCAGGATACTACTGTATCAAACGCTAACATTCTTGTTAGAATCAACAATCACTTCTACAGAAGTGGTACAGGTATAGCGTAAAGGAGATAAACTATGGCAATATCACGAAGTCAACTAGTTAAAGAACTAGAGCCAGGTTTGAATGCTTTATTCGGCCTGGAATATAGTCGTTATGAAAATCAGCATGCTGAAATTTTTGCGACTGAAACATCTGACAGAGCTTTTGAAGAAGAAGTAATGTTAAGCGGTTTCGCTTCTGCACCAACTAAACAAGAAGGTGCTGGAGTTGTGTTTGATCAAGCAGGTGAAACTTTCACAGCTAGATACAACCACGAAACTATCGCTTTAGCATTTGCTATTACTGAAGAAGCGATCGAAGACAACCTATACGATAGACTTGCGGGCAGATACACAAGAGCTCTTGCAAGATCTATGGCAAACACGAAGCAAGTTAAAGCTGCGAACATTTTGAACAATGCGCAAGTAGCTAATGCTGTTGGTGGAGATGGTGAATCCCTAATCGGAAACGCTCACCCACTTGCAACAGGTGGTACTTTCTCAAACGTTCTTGCTGTTGCTGCAGATCTAAACGAAACTTCACTCGAGCAGTCATTAATTGACATTGCTGGATTTGTCGATGAAAGAGGCTTAAAAATTGCTTCTTCTGGTAGAAAAATGATAATTCCAAAAGAATTACAATTTACTGCTGAGAGAATCATGAAGTCGCCAATGAGAGTTGGAACTGCCGACAATGACATCAATGCAATCAATAACATGGGAATGGTTCCTGAAGGTTACAGAGTTAATAACTTTTTAACTGACACAGACTCATTCTTCTTGTTAACTGATGTGCCTAACGGATTAAAATATTTCGTTAGATCACCTATCAAGACTGCTATGGAAGGTGACTTTGATACAGGTAATATGAGATTTAAAGCTAGAGAAAGATACAGCTTTGGTTGGTCAGACCCAAGATGTATATTTGGTAACGGAAACTTACCGACTAGCTAATAGTCAATATATTTAACCCTTAGGGTTACTAAAAAGGGGCGGTGTTCACATCGCCCCTTTTTTTATGTATAATAAAAATACCTAGAAAAATAATTATTATGTAGACTGGCTAGGCAGACGGTATAGAGACTACATAACGAACGCTATACAAAGGAGAATACTATGGCATCAACTACTTTTTCAGGACCGGTACGTTCTGAAGGTGGCTTTCAAATGGCTACTAAAAACGCAACAACAGGAGCAGTTACAACAAGATACAGTTCAGGTATGCCTGACTTAACAGGTTTGCTTTTTGCAGACACAGCAACAGGTGCAAATATTTCTATTGCTGATGGAGTTATTGCAGCTGTAAACTACACAGGTGCAGCAGCATGTGCTGTAGCACTACCAGCAGCAACTAAAGGTGCAATTGCAGTTTACGTTCAATCTAAAGACACTGCAGGTGGAGTTTTAA